TATCTTAACATACATTCTACCATCAATTCTTGTTCCTTCCCAAACTTCATTAACCCATCTCCAATCCATTTTAGCACCTGCCATTTTAAGTTCTTCAGGGATTCTAAAACCATCTTCTACTATTTTTTCTTCCATAACCCCTGTTTGAGGATCTACAAAAGATAAAAATCCAATTCTTTTTCTAGATTTCCAATATACATGTGCAACTTCTATTAATCTGTTTCTATATGCATTTGCATCTTTATTCATAGAATTAGTATATAAAAAATATGAGTCAGACTCAGAATGTCTTGGCTCCTCTAATTCTAATATTTGTTGTTCTGTTAAATAATCATAAAACCCATCTATTACACTAGATGCATGTACATATTTTCTAACAATTGCCCAATCACCATCTTCTACAAAATCTAAATCTGGATCAAGATCATAATCTACATCAATAGGATTTAATATTTCATAAAAAGGCTCGTTATTTCTTACACCTCTATGTGTATATACCTCTCCTGCAACTAAAAAATGAAACCATGCTTTCTGAAACTTATCATGTAGCTCTTGGCTATGCATAATATAGTCTAAAGCTTGTTGCCCTTTGATTGCTCTGTTATCTACATAAGATGCTTCAAATTGTTCTATTATATGTTGAGGTAACTGCACCTCATTTAAGTCACCTTGAAATTGTCCAGTTTTTATTAACTCATTAGCAAATTGTTTCTGAAAGTTTTGATATATCAAATCTTTTTTTGCTTGTTCTTTTGCAGTAACTGTATCTGCATTTTGTACTGTAACAGTGAAATTGAGAGGTCTTTTGGATTTTTCACCTAACAAAAGATCAACGATAGGTTTAATTATGGGATAGTTACGCATTTCAGAAGGGAAGTTACTACGGCTTTTACCGTATGGTTTTAGCACGTACTTATAATCCGCCTCATCAATTACACCGTTATAGTATTCATATAGTTGTTGTAGAGATTCTTTTCTATTACTACCAGAACTTCTACCAGAGTTAGAAAGGTCTATGTAAGCTTCTACACAAGACTCTCTCCACTTTTTTGTTTTCTTGCTCATAGGCAGTTTCTGCCTAGGTATTTTATCGTATCCCATAGTTTACAAAATTAGTTATATTTTGCTTTATTATTAGATGTAAAAATATTTTGTATATTTTATTATATATATAACACTATAAATAGTCACATATATCATACAAACCGTACTTTAAAGTTAATTCTTCCCCCTCTTCAATCTTTTTACTGGTTTTTAACTTTCTATAATCTGTATTTTCATCATCTTCGATTAGTTCACAATTAGGGTTATCAGAATGATTTATAAAACCTCCTAATGGTGTACGTATATAATTGTGTTGAAAGTTTGGGTCATAAACATGACTTATACCTATAACTACCTCTCCCGGAATATCTTCTTTCGCTAGGATCCCTGCTCCGTGAATACTTGATGGACCTATTGTTAAGTATTCTGGTAGAGGGTTATAAGGTTTTTTCTTTTTACATTCACTCATATTAATAATAATTTTGATCAAACCATTTATCGGCTGATCTGTCTTCTAATATTTCTTTTACCTCTGCATTATACAATTCTCTAGTATGATACATACCAATCATTAACGCCATTACACGGTCAAAGTTGCCGTGATGGTTAAATTTAATTAATTCTGTTAATAATGCAGGATCATATATCTTATGCAAATTTAGTAATTGTTTTCCAGACTCATCTGTACTCCTAACAGTATTTAGCCAGTCTCTTATATATATCTCACCTTGACGTTTCCTTGCTTCAGTCATATGCATACCATATTGACGTTTTACTGTTTTACTTCGTAGTTCTTTTTTATCTAACATCTCAAATTCTTCTTGCAACTTATGCATTTTTCTATATCGTTTTGCATATGCTATAACTTCTCCTCGATCATTCTCAAATCCTATCTTACACCCGTAATAATCTGCTAATAAAAATAAATTTCTATTATAATCATCTTGTGTATTAGGTCTACCTACATATGACGCCACAATTATATCATCTGGTTGTGATAAATTATTAGGACGCTTTAATACATAAGCTGCACCTAGAGATGTACTATCTGCAGATTGATTTTGACCATACGGGTCATGACATATTACATATAAATTATGTGGGACTTGTTGTTTTTCGTTTTTATAAGGCGCTTCATAAATTACAACAGCTCCTGTTTTATCATCATCTTTTCTGTGTGGAAATTTTGTAATTTGTTTTAGATCACCATCAATAGTAAACTTTACCACACCTTTAGAATCATGAAATAACTTACCAACTGTCCCTATACTTTGTAAACCCCTTGCTTTAACTATATTATACTGTTCTTGCAAAGAAGCTATGTCAAATAAATTAGAAGTAATTTGTAAAGTAGCTTCTTGAGGAGAAAAAGGGTGCTCAGCTATATATTGGTCTAATGATTTTGCATCTGCAGCACCCTTCTTTTTTTCCCTCATTTCTGTTTCATATTCTATAGCTTTTTGCTCTAAAGAATTTCCTTGATCATCTATAAATCCATCTAAATTAGTTTGTATTGGGATAAAATACCCACATGTTGTTCCCATTGCTCCTTCATCCCATGTGTTTTCATAACTCATACAATCATACGCATCAGGATTATAAAATATTTCTTCCATGGCTGCAAAATCTGCTCCTTCTGTACCACCTGTTCCAAATGCTACCATTAAGCCTAAAGTTTTACTACCTTGACGCATTGTTGGCATTGTTACCTCCCATGCTTTTAACAATCCAGGAAAAGATCCTGCCTCTTCAA